CTACAAGTTCTGTGGTACTAGATCCAGGAAATTGGAGTCTTGATAATTTTGGTGAAGTGTTAGTAGCCACAGTATTTAATGGTGAAACTTTTACGTGGAATGCAGGAGCTACAAACGCTCGAACAACAAGAGCATCTAAATCAACTTCTGGTTTTTCTACTTCGGCTAACCCAACTGCAAGCAGATTTACGTTAGTGTCTGATAGAGACAGACATTTATTTCATTTTGGAACTGAAACAACTATCGGAGACTCGACCACTCAAGACCCGATGTTTGTAAGATTTTCAAACCAAGAAGATTTAAATACTTACACCCCAACAGCTACCAACACGGCTGGAACTTTTAGACTTGACACAGGAAATAAAATTACTTCAGCTATTCAAGGGAAAGACTATGTTTTTGTTTTAACGGATCAAGCTGCTTACGTTATTCAGTTTGTTGGTCCGCCATTTACATTTAGTGTTAGACAGGTAGGTACAAACTGTGGATGTTTAGCACAACACTCCGCCTCTTATGTAAATGGTGCTATCTATTGGATGTCTAATGAAGGTGGATTTTTTATGTATGATGGTACAGTAAAAGCTTTACCTTGTTTGGTGGAAGATTTTGTTTTTACAACACAGAATGGAAATCTTGGATTAAATTTTAATGCATCAGATGTAATTTTTTCCTCACCAAATAGTTTATTTACAGAAGTAAATTGGTTTTATCCTAAATCTGGTTCTGATCAAATTGATAGGTGTGTAACTTATAATTTTCAAGAAAATGCTTGGACTACTTCATCATTAGATAGAACAACTTATCAAGATCAAGGAGTATTTAATAAACCTTATGCAACAGACTATGAATCAACAACCTCTCCCGTATTTTCAGATATTTTAGGAATTACAAACAAATACGGCGCTAGTATTTATTATGCTCACGAAGTGGGTAATGATCAGGTTAATAGCACCGGGACAACTTCTATAAATGCTTTTATTAGATCTGGGGATTTTGATATAGATGATGGTGAATTTTTTATGTCTATGAAAAGATTTATGCCAGACTATAAATTTTTAATTGGTAATTCTAAGGTAACATTATTTATATCTGATTTTCCTTCAGACACACAAGCAAGCTCGTCTTTAGGACCCTTTACAATAACAAAGACCACTGATAAAGTAGACACGAGAGCAAGAGCTAGACTGCTATCTATTAAAATAGAATGTGACGCTGTAGGAGAAACTTGGCGTTATGGTAGTTTTAGACTTGATGCTCAACCAGACGGAAGGAGATAGAATGCCATTAACCACAAAAGGTAAAAAAATAATGAAGTCCATGAAAAAACAATATGGGAAGAAAAAAGGAGAAGCTGTTTTTTATGCTTCTAAAAATAAGAAAAAAATAAAAGGTGTAGATAAGAAAAGAGCGTAATGGCTAAATTAACTAATTATATACCAGAACCAAAACAAGAGTACGATGTAGAAAATCAAAGACAAATAATTGAGTCCATGACCACCATGAAACAACAACTTAATTTTTCTTTTCAAGAAGATTTAAAAAACGAACAGGACGCTTTTAATTACTTTTTATCATGACAATACAATATAAAAACGCAACTAAGTCTTTAGGGGACACTAATCTTAATACTGTTTTAACTATTTCTACGTCAGCCGTGGCCATAGTCAAAAGTGTTTATTTTAGCAATTCTAGCTCAGGAAGTATTTTGTGTAACGCCTCTTTAAGAGATAGCTCTGCTTCTGCTGACACGGAATTTTTTAGAGATACGGTCACAGCCAGCACTCAAATAAATGCTGCACCACAGGGGTTGAATTTAGAAGCAGGAGATGCTATAAAAGCCCAAGCAGCTACCGCAAGTAAAGTAACAGTTGTTGTTAGTTATGCTTTAATAAACAGAGAGAATGAAAACGGATAACATACATAAAATAGACTGTACCACTACAACAGTTTATAGAAATACAAAGACAGGCGAAACGTCTAAAGAAAAAATAGAAGGACCAGATATTGTAACGGATGTTACAGTTGAAATTTCTCCAAAAGGTTTAGATGTGTTTCAGAAAGTAATGAATGAAAACAAGAAACCAAAACCCTAAAGGGGGAACCGAGTTACAGCTTGGTTTTTTAAACAAATACGTAGATAAAAAATTATTAGATCAAGTACAAATATGCACTAGTGTGCCTGGTAAAGTACCTATAGACCCTAATAAGCTTAACATACTCTGGCAAAAAAATTCTTACGACCAACCTAATCTTTATGGTTGGTTCAAGGACCGAGGAAATCACAAACAATATGATTGGTATGTTTTTAACTCTCATTGGAACTATGAAAAATTTAGAATGATGTTTGGTATTCCTACAGAAAAATGCATTGTAATTAAAAACGGAATAGAAAAAATAGAACAATCAAAGCATTACAGAAAAGGTGACCCAGTAAAAATTATTCATCAAAACACCCCTTGGCGTGGTTTATCTGTATTGTTAGGTGCGATGCAGTTGGTTAAAAATCCTTTAATTAGTTTAGATGTTTATTCTTCTTGTGAAGTTTATGGAAAAGATTTTATGGATAAAAATGACAGTAACTATAGAGCTCTTTATGATCAAGCCGAACAACTTCCTAATGTAAATTACATTGGTTACAGACCTAATGAATATATTAGAGAACACATTAAAGATTATAACATGTATGTCTATCCTAGTATTTTTGAAGAAACTTCTTGTATATCTTTACTTGAAGCAATGGCTGGAGGACTTTATTGTATTACTACTAATTATGGAGCTCTATTTGAAACAGGGGCCGAGTTTCCCATGTATATTCCGTACGACAATAATTATAAAGCTTTAGCAGAAAAATTTGCCTATGGAATTTCTGCTGCTGTTGAAACTTTACATGAACCTCAAATTCATAGTCATTTAACAACTCAATCTAATTACGCGCAAATATATTATTCTTGGCCTAAACAGGCGTCGGTGTGGACTAGATTTTTACAAGGAGCACTTAATGCAAAAAGCAAATGAACCCATATGGTTTAATGTAGATAAAGAAGAAGCACCTAATAACGATACGTATCAAACAATTAAAACTAATAAAGTAGAAGATAAAGTAACTGAAATAAATGTGGGGGTTTCTCCTTACAAAGTCATGGTGTGTACACCGTGTCATAGCGATGTAAGCATGCACTATTGTCAAGCAGTTTTAAAGTTTCAACAGGCTTGTTGGAAAAAAGGAATTTTATGTAGTTTTACTTTATTAAAATCATCATTAGTCACACAAGGTAGAAATTTATGTGTAGCAGAATTTTTAAACCATGAAGATAAATATACTCATTTATTATTTATAGATTCGGACATTGATTTTAGAGCTAAAACTATTTTTAAAATGTTAGACTTTGATAAAGACATAATTAGTGTTCCATATCCAATGAAGACGATGAGTTGGGATAAGATATGGAGAAGATTAGATACTAAAGAAGGTGCAATTAATAACGCAGACGAGTTAGCTAGATCTGGTTTTACTTTTCCAGTTAAAGTAAAAGATCCTGATTCTATTACAGTAGAGAAAGGATTAGCTGAACTTACTCATGCTCCCACAGGATGCATGTTAATAAAAAGAAATGTTATTGAAAAAATGATTGAAGCTTATCCTCATTTAGAAATATACCAGCCAACAAATATTAATGGTAAAGAAGAAAAGAAAGATAACATGTATAATTTATTTGACACTTTACATGATACTAAGTCTAAGCGTTATTTTGGAGAGGACTTTGGTTTTTGTCAAAGATGGGCTGATATAGGGGGCAAAGTATATGGTTATATAGATGACCCTATTAGTCACGTTGGAGAGTATTGTTACACTGGTCGATTTAGAGATGATTTGTGGCAGGCGACAAGGCCTGTCAAATCTGTTGACGACACTACAAAAATCAAATAAAGTAAACTATTACAGGATTTCTGCGCCTGCTCAACAATATAAATGTACTTAAATTATGGCGATATCACGATCTTTAATGAACAGA